ATCCGTTAATTCATCAGTTCCAAAATAAAATCTACCTAAATAATCATGTATAGATGATGTAGGCAAATCATACCCAATTAAACGTGCAATCAATCTAACGTGATATGAATCGAAATCCATTTCAACTAATGCACCATTTGCAAACCTACTGCAAAATGCTGCTCTCGTACCATCTTCTTTATTCATTGCAGCAAAGTTGAATCCGCGATATGCATTACTAGGTCGACCTGTCATTGTATAATAATTATACTGCGAATAAACACGACCATCTTTAATCAATTCTGGCATTCTAAATTCATCTGTTACTTGCAATCCTTGCTTTTCAATTATTGCAAATACTTGCGGGTATTGTGCATTGAATTGCAAATATGATTGTGTCTGTTCTGCATTCATACACATTGGCCAAGCATAATGACGAATCTTTTGACACATTGCTAAATGTTGTTGCATTGGGACAATTGCATTAACTTGAGCTAAACCCTGATGTCGCCTCCAATAAAATTGATGAGCTGCAGTTGGATAATGCCCTTCATCATAAGCTTCATTGTATGTATACCACCACAATGCCTTTACATCTAATACAGACCCATTACCTCCTATTTGAAGCCACTGCTTCTTGTCATGAACAAAGATATTCTCCAATTCTAAAAAAGCACTTATATGTTCAGGAAAGCCCCTTAGTTGTTCAGTATGCCGAATAGGAATCAATCTTTCTATATCATCTTCCGTATAAATGTATATTGCACATAATGGATTGATACTTGCATGAAGCGATGGACTACAAAATATGGGCACTAACAAAGTTTTGCGACCTTGTATGTACTTAATTGTACTCAATACATCTTCTATACAATCCACTATCATTATGGATATAATAAGAAAAATTTATCAAGAATCCAATCTATTGATATCAGCTGGTATTGAGTAATCGTTATCGGTATATAATTCTAATAGATTTTCTAATCGTACTTTTAGCCCCGGAATAATTCTAGATGCAAAACTTCTTTGTTTAGAATTATGTGTTATAACGCCTGGTACCACGATACCATGACGATGCTCATCTAGTATCGATCCGCCAATCATCGATGTTGATTTTACAGAATCATACATTTTTTTATCAATAACATTTATTAACCATTTTGAGTATTGATTGGAATCTATTTCTAAAATATTTGCATCATTTATTCTTTTGATAAAATAACGTTGCATTAAACCTTCTGCAATTTCTGAGCTTGAAGGTTGTGGAACGATTGCTGATGGTAATGCGTATGTTACTTGTAATGATGGCTGAAGTGTTTTATATATTTCATCCGCTGTGGTTCGGTTTTCTACATATCGAATTAATTTTTTTGATAGTTTAGAATTCCATGTTGTACCAGTATATATTTCACCTGTTATGTAACGATGATATGCTCCTATATATTCAACATTATCTGGTGTCATATACTCATTACCAGTAGTATATAAATCAGTTGTTATTTCGTCTGTGGTGTAATATAATTTAAGTCTTGCCATATTAATCTATACTTGGTCTCATAATACATCTAAGTTTAGTGGTCCAATCGCCTTCACTCGTAATTGTATGATTTATACTTATAATACTAAATACCGTATTCACTCGATATTTAGCAGGTAATGCTTCAAATGTTAAAACATCCCCATATCGTAATCCGTTGATGCCATCAATTGTAAATTCAACATCAAATGGGAATATCGGTGCTGTTATTTGTTGAGATTTTCTAATATCATCCGTTGGATGCTTAATATAATCTAATAATGCTTTTTTTAAAGATTGTTGCAATTCAGGTACACCAGGGGAATTTCCATATTTTTGTTTTGTTTCAGCTAATTGCTGCAATGTTTGTGTATGTTGAGTTTTATACTTTGCCAACATTTTATTGATCATGTCCGGGTTCTATGAATTATACATAAAATTCATATATGGTGCAATTTGATCTTCTGACACATCATCACCTGAATTTAAAACATATGATAAGTTTTTAACACTTTCTGGCAATTTTG